TGGGGTGTTGTAACGACAGCATTACTGAGATAACCGTTTGTACCATCAAAAAATTCAAGAGAAAATGTATTACTTGTTGTTGTATTTGAAAATGTAAGTGCATTTGTATCCGAGTCAAACACAACTTGATCAATGCATGAGAGAGGGGGTTGCATTTTGAGGTCTAAATCACTCGCCAAAGCGTCACCATCCGCGTAGTTCGTTTCATCAAGGGTAATTTCAATGGTATCGTTGGGGGCACCTGAATCATAAACACTAAAAGTCTTATTTGTTGCGCATGTCGTCAATTGGGGTGTTGGAATGCGAGCAGACACTAGTTTAATCTGGGTGACATCATAAATTGGTTCCTTAAGTGTCACAACATAGTTGTTCGCATAAGGATACACATTAGTATCTCTTTCGCTACTATCTATGTCAAGGGTATGGACCTTCATTAAAATATAGGCACAATATTTTAATGATTGTTTTTGTCTAAATTCGGCTGGAATAAATCTAATAAATGTGATGTGACAATGGGTTGTTCTGGAGTTGTCTCTTCGCGATGTCCAAGCATCTTGAGTTGGGATTCTCGTTGCCCTTGTAGGCATTGAATTGGTGGAAAGGTTTCTGTTGATAGTTTTGAGTCCAACCACCATTCGCGGCAGCGAAGCGTCCGTCAGTTCGGCTTGTATCCACGCGCACAGCCGTGAGAGCACCACCTTGCTTGAGTGCGGACTCTCTGACATTCATACGCCCCGCATTACCCATACGGTTCGCCTTACCCCGTCTGTCTTCTGGCCTGAAACCATACTTCATGAGTTCTTCATTGTTCTTTGTAGTGATCTGAGCAGCCGCACTGGTCGCATAAGCGCCACTGAAGTTGGTAATACCTGGAGCCGCGTGGCTGTAGTGAGCAAACTGTTGATCATTGCGATCGCTCTTGAAACGAGTTGGATCTTGTGGCATCGTCTGGGCTGAAACAAAACGCTTCGCCCCATTGAAACCCAAACCATCCGCGCGATGTCCAGTTTCGGAACGGTTGGTGGTTCTCTTTGTCTTTTCATGTTCTTGGCGTGGGATCATACCAGACATACCCTGCGCACGACCAAACATCGTTGGAAGGCGAGAAGGCAAAAATGCGGTGGTTTCTGGCTTATTGTGAGTCAATTGACCCACGACAGCTGCGCGACCACCAGTGATGTCGGCGGCTGGACCTGAACGCCCTGGGAGAGTTGTGAGCTTGTATTCGCCAACATTGATTGGGTTCACCCTGAACATTTGTTGATAACCACCAGTCGCGGGTGTATCAGCACTGACACCCAAACCTGGACCAACCAACTGCTTCTCAATTGGTGAAAGGTTATTCATACGACCCGTGTCATACATGCGGTTTCTCATGTTGAGAATCTCCTGTCCACCACTTCTTTGTTGGCGACCAATATCAGCGAAACTCTCCATTTCTCTCTTACTTTGTATTTCTACACGAGGTTCAAACTCCTGTTCAATAAATTCTGGGACCATGTCGTCATTGTAAACAACGGGCTGTGTAGTCTCGGGGACTTGTTGAACAACAGGCGCGGGTTCGGACTTGTTACTCAAAGCACGACCAGCATAAATTAGACCAGCAACGGCTGCAAGTGAAATAGGATCGGCCATTCTTATTTTCTAGTAACATTTTTATTAGCGTATCTTTGTTGGAAGAGTCCGTTCTGGAGTTCCGCACGGGTACTTTCTGGCTCATAACTCAATGTGCGAAGGGGGACCTTGCACTCCATATTGGAGAGTGGGAATAGGTTACGCTCATATGTTGGAACGATAACCTTGTTAAATCTAGAGGTTGTTTGGGGACGAAGTTGATCACTCACATCAATGTATTGCGCTGGAGAACCTTTACCCGCCATGTATGGGGCTGTCCCCCACAACATGGTATTTGGCCGACATCCACCACAATTGATGGAACTGGGCTGGGGGTACACAAAGATTTCCTCAGTCGCTTTCACCGCTGGGAGCGCACCTGCATTTTGAACGATCGCAAGACCAGGTTGAAGTTGGTATGCCATTTATTATTACATAAGAATATTTATAATCTAAGAAGGGCCAACACCATGTCCCCGATGAGAAACCCGACTATCACCCGCGGCGTCAAGTCCCGCAAACGCCTCAAGTTGAACACCACGAGCATTTGGATTGCACATTTCTGGGTTAGAACGGCACATTTTACCATTTTTAGATCCATAACACCACTCGGCGAAAGAAGTTTGGTCGCCTGGAATCTTAGAAACTGGTGAAGTCACAAACTGACGAGCAGCGGCGTTGCGCTGATACATTGGATGCGCCGAACGAGAACGCCCCGCATCATATGGAATACGGTCGTCCAACAAACTCTTCACGATTGGCTTCACAGTTGGATAATAACAGGCTTCAAGGCGGTTAGGCGCATCTGTATAATCCGTAATGAGAACATTGCCCATTGGGTTATCTAATGTTGGCATCTGACATCCATTTATGTCGCCACTTGAAGCCATGCCATATGTCTCTTTAACCATTTTTGACTTATACAACACATAAAGAACACCCAAAACAGTGCCACCAAGAACAAAAATTCTTGGGTCACGGCGAATGAGATAAATGGTACAGCATGCATAGATGACAAAACGGGAAGCTGCGTTAATTCTGTCTTCTGGAGTTTGATCACGGTTTGGCCAGAACTGGGAAATTCTATCAGCCCGAATGAGTTGCTGAGGATCGTCAAACCAAGCCTTCATTTAGTATAGCTTGAGGTTTATTTTTTAGCCATGCCCCCAAGCATGCTGCCCATCATCTTCATCAGTGCGTCTTGATCAATCTCACCACCTTCAGTCTCCATCTTGTCAGCACAATCCTTGGCGATACCTTCAATGAGATTGAGGGTTTCGGCTGGAATGGCAGTAATCGTAGTACCGAGCATATAGAGTGTTTGGAGATATTGCCATGTCGCAGCCTTAGTATTGGCACTCATACGAGACCAATAACTCTTGATGTTGAGATCCTTAAGGAATTCAATCTTTTCAATTTCCTCGAGAAGGAAAGATTCATCCTTCGCCGAGATCTTATCGGCGTAAGGCGTGACACCCTTCATGAATCCATCAACAATGAGTCGTGGGTTTGTTGTCTTGAGTAACTCGAAAGAGGTAGTCATCTTCTTAATTCCGGTTTCATCTGGAAAAGTCTTGTGCAATTCCACAAGAAATTGGGAGAGCATGTCGTTAAACGCAGTGACAGACGCCATTTTCTTAATTTTAGGGCTAAATCTTTAAGTTTAGAAAGGTTCGCTAGAGATGGTCTCTCTTTGTCCAAGACCATTCGCGACAATAAAGTAGACAAGGATCGCGTTGAGCACAGCTGGCTTGGTATATTTGTTCAATTCCAACTTACCTTCGTTGTTGAGTTGAGCCTTTACATGAATGTAACCAGCAGTTATGGCTCCTGCGATAAGAGCGGCACTCACGGGATCTCGGAGATATTCGGATAGATCTTCCATTTAATTATACGCAGTTTTTTTTACACGCTGTTCTGGGGCATCTCCAAAAAAGACACCCTCATCTTCAGGTTCTTCCATGACATGTTGTTCCATAGGTTCATCTTCTGGTTCTGGAGCTTGAACACCTGGAACTGTCTTGAATTCATTTTCAAGACCCGTGGGTTGTAGAGGTTCTTCCTCCGCGCCCATCATTGGTTCATCTTCTGGAAGTGGTTCAGGCTCTGGTTCAGGTTCTGGGAAGTCCTCTGGACCATCAAAAACATCGGGATCTTCACTATCGTGGACTTGACCATCAAGATCAATATCACGAGAATCTTGTGACATGTAAGTTTGAAGAATCTCCTGGACTGGGATGAGCTCCTTCACAGTGACTTCAATACATTGGGAGAATCTTCGGGTTAATTGTTCATCTCTCACATATTCACTTTGTTCTTCGTGGAAAACATATGGATCTTTGTAGAGATCCTTCGCCACATTATTGTAACAGGTTTGAATGAAAACTTCGTTGGTTGGAAGCTTGAGGCTGATCTTCTTGTTATCCGCCTTGAGACGAACCGCTGAGAGAATCTTGGTACACGCAACAAACACAGCTGCCAAAAGATCATTAAACCAAGCACAACGGTTTGCGATGTTATCACTGTGTTGCTTGGACATGGCGTTGGACCAATTTGGAACTTCCTTGAGAAGTTTTTGGAACATAATGAGAGTCTTTCGCCCCTTTGAGATTTTAGTCGCTTCGTCGTACATATCCTGGAAAACTTCAATCATAGGTGGACACATAATATTGTATAACTGCCCAAGGTACTCCTTGCGAGCCTCGACTAATATATTGAGATTGTCCATTTATCATTGAGAGTGTTTTTAATAACCACCTTCCTACGCACCTCTCCTGTACCTATCCGCCATCTTCTTAAGGTTCATCAAATCTGGAAACTCCGTTTCATCATGTTCTTCAACCTTCTGTTTTACCTTTTTCGGTATAACCCATGAGACATACATATCGTAGTCGCCCACGAGCCTCACATCAAAACCACCCAATTTGAATTGTCGCGCGACATACCTCGCAGCCGCACCCCTATCAAATGTGGGATACCCAATCACAAATGTTGGAACTGTGAGAAATACCTGCTTATGTCCCAACTCCACAGACTGTTTAATCTTACGAGAAAACTGTTCATATACTCGTGTGTATATTTCCTTTCTGATCTGTTTTCTCTTCTCATCAATTTTCGTTACATCATTGATGCTGATCATTATAATTGCTTCAATTTATTTTTAGCCATTTCTAACTCACCTTGTGTTGGTACGGCCTTTTCCTTCACAAGTTCATACTTCACAAAGTCTTGACCACCCCGACTCTCAACAAATGGTGAGACATCGGAGACTGTCTGAACATCAAGTGGTTGCGAGCGAAGGGACAACAATTTAACTGTGCCGTTCACAACTTCAAATGTCGCAACAACGGAGAAACCAAATGCGAAACCGTTATTTTTCACAGTCATGAACATGCATTCGTAAATACTCTTGCCATCTCCGACAAATTTCTTAACCGCGGTTGTTTCAATAATGTATGTACAAAGACCTGTACGCTTTGAAATTTCCTGATTCGCTTGAAGAACGAACTCTTCCATCATATTGTTATCAATATCAGCCTCCGCCTGACTGTAACCACTGAGGTCTGGACTGGCGTCATCAAAGCGGACGGATCCCACTGGCTTCTTGTATCCTGAGAAACCAAAAACTTCGGTGAATGGTTCACGGTTGGTTGTGAGCAACAGGACAATCACAAGAAGGATGACTGTCAAAAGTAACTTCATCTTTACTACTATGCGTTAATTTTTTTTTACAAAATACCCTATAGATATTAGATGTCGCTGCTGATATATAGCCCCAGATGCAAACATTCAATGGAAGTCATTGACTATGTCAACAAACACCCACAATTGAAACAGCTTGTGAATTATCACAATATTAATACCCAGGGTATTCCACCGGCATACCGTAACAAGATTACTCGCGTTCCAACTATGTTAACAAAGAATGGTAAAATTTTAGTTGGGAATGAAATTAAAAATTGGTTGGATTCACTTCTTCCAAACAAAGAAGTCACGAACTGTGGATTTGGTGGAGGGTGTTCAATGACGACACTTGATGGTGACGATAACGAGGCTGATATGTTTTCATTAGACAACTATGGACAATCTCTCCAACCTGCGAT